CTAAAGCTGTTGCTGGAAAAACAGATGATGCAGCTAAAGCTGTTGCTGGAAAAACAGATGATGCAGCTAAAGCTGTTGCTGGAAAAACAGATGATGCTGTTTCAAAATTAACATCCCAAGCGGCCAAAGGTGAAGGGTTACTGTATAATGTTGGAAAACTAGGTGGACGCTTTGTTAGACTAATTAAAAATAATAAATTCTTAGCATTACTAGCTGCATTAGCTACACTTGGAATCGTTCTTTATGTAGCTAATAAAGACGACGAAAAAGATGGTCCTGTTAGTCCAATGCCAGTTGATCCAAATAAGGTTGATCCAAATAAGGTTGATCCAAATAAAGTTGATCCAAATAAAGTTGATCCAAAAGAAGAAGAACGTAAACGTCAACTTAGCGAACTCGAATCTCTTCTTGCTAAACTTTACGGTGGATGGCCAACTGATCCAGAAACTGCTGAGACAATCAGAGCAGGTGTTGCTGCAGGTGCTAAAGCACCAGCAGGATTCCAAGAAGGTGGTGTTCAAACACAACCAGCGGCAGGCAGTTCCGGCAGTTCAGGTAGTGATAGAGTGTTTGGTAGAGCCGGCGTAACTGCCAGTGCTAGTGATCTAGCTAAAATGGCATCAGACAACCCAACATATCCCGGACAAGGTGTTCGAAGATAATCAATTAGAAACAATAAAAATGGCAAAGTTATTTTGCCATTTTTTATCTCCGAGCTTGCATTACTTAGATAATTAATATATAATAAGGCTTATTACTAGGAGATTTACATGTCAGGACGCAATTACGGCGCAGAAGAAAAGGCAAAATTGGAACGACTAATTAGCGAAGGTTCCACAGTGTTACGTGAAATCGAAGATTTACAAGAAGGCTTAAAGGATACAGTTAAGGCAGTTGCAGAAGAACTACAGGTAAAACCTAGTGTTATTAACAAAGCTATCAAAATTGCACACAAAGGCGATTGGGCTGCGTATAACGAAGACTGGGAAGAAATTGAAGCAATTTTGGATATTACAAAACGTATCTAAACGTGTTATATTAAGAGGGCAAGGCAGGCCATAATCTGCCATGTAGGTGTTTGTCAGCCGTAAATGACATAGGAGAAATATATTGAGCTATGTAGACGCATGGTTTGACCGCGAGAATGACATCATTAAAGTGGTCGAACGTAATAAGAAAGGCGAACGAGAGTTTCGCGACATTCCTGTAAAACACACGTTTTACGTTAAAGACCCAAGAGGCAAACATACATCAATTTACGGCGATGCTGTATCACGAATTGTATGTAAAAATACCAAAGAACTACGCAAAGAACAAGCCATTAATAGTGGCAAGGAAATGTACGAAAGTGACATTAATCCAATCTTTGTTACACTAAGTGAACATTACTTAAATCAAGACGCTCCTAAACTAAACGTAGCGTTTTTCGATATTGAAGTGGACTTTGATCCTGAACGAGGCTATAGCACACCAGACGACGCATTTATGCCTATTACCAGTATTGCTGTCCACCTACAATGGTTAGAAACACTTGTGTGTTTTGCTGTACCCCCTAAAACACTAACTTGGGAACAAGCACAAGACGCAATTAAAGATTTTCCAAACACAGTTCTGTTTAAAACAGAAGCCGAGATGCTAGATGCGTTCTTGGATCTAATTCAAGATGCGGATATTCTAACTGGTTGGAATAGCGAAGGATATGATATCCCATATACCGTTAACCGTGTAACAAAAGTATTGAGCAAGGATGATACTAGACGATTCTGTTTGTTTGATCAATTTCCAAAACGTCGAGAATACGAAAAGTTTGGTCGTCAATCAGTTACATATGATTTCATTGGCCGTGTACATTTGGACAGCCTAGAGCTGTATCGCAAGTATACTTACGAAGAACGTCATTCTTATCGTTTAGATGCTATTGCAGAATATGAACTAGGTGAAAGAAAAACACAGTACGAAGGCACACTAGATCAGCTCTACAACAACGATTTTAAGACATTTATTGAGTATAACAGACAAGATACTTCGCTATTGGATCGTTTAGACAAAAAATTAAAGTTCTTAGACTTAGCTAACACTCTAGCACACGAATGTACTGTTTTGTTACAAACTACAATGGGTGCTGTTGCTGTAACTGAACAGGCTATTATTAACGAAAGTCATCGCAGAGGTTTTGTTGTTCCTAATAGAACTAAAATGAGCGAACGTGAAGATACTGCTGCAGCTGGTGCGTATGTTGCATATCCTAAAGAAGGTTTGCAAGACTGGATTGGTTCATTAGATATTAACAGTCTTTATCCATCAGCCATTCGTGCATTAAATATGGGTCCAGAAACTATTGTTGGGCAGTTGCGACAAACAATGACTGAAGAATTTACCGAAGCACAAATGGCTAAAGGTAAATCGTTTGCGGCATCGTGGGAAGGTATTTTTGGTTCGTTAGAATATACCGCAGTAATGAATCAAGAAATTGGCACTGACATTACTATTGACTGGGAAAACGGCGATAGCGATGTAGTTAGTGCAGCGGAAGTATATAGACTAATTTTTGAAAGCAATCAGCCTTGGGTGCTTTCAGCAAATGGTACTATCTTTACTTATGAAAAAGAGGGTATTATTCCAGGGCTACTAAAGCGTTGGTATGCAGAACGTAAAGAGATGCAGGCCAAACTAAAGGAGGCCATTAATGCCGGAAATAAAATTGAAGAAGAGTATTGGGACAAACGTCAATTGGTTAAAAAGATTAACCTTAATTCGCTATACGGTGCCATTCTTAATAGTGGGTGTCGCTTTTTTGATAAGCGCATCGGCCAATCTACAACTCTTACTGGGCGTCAGATTGTCAAGCATATGGCTGGAAAGGTAAACGAGATTGTTTGCGGTGAGTATGACTACCGAGGTAAAGCTATTATCTACGGCGATACAGACTCATGTTATTTTTCAGCTTACACTACTCTGAAGAAAGATATCGACAAAGGACTTATTCCGTGGACTAAGGAAAGTGTTGTTCAACTCTATGACCAGATTGGAGAAGCAGTCAACGAAACGTTTCCGCAATTTATGTTGGACGCATTCCATGTTCCAAAGACTCGCGGTGAAGTTATTAAAGCAGGTCGTGAGATTGTTGGTTCTAAGAGTTTATTCATTACTAAGAAGCGTTATGCTGTACTTTACTATGATAAAGAAGGTAAACGTGCAGACATAGATGGCAAGCCAGGTAAAATTAAGGCTATGGGATTAGACCTTAAGCGTAGTGACACACCAGAATTTATTCAAAACTTCTTAAGCGATGTATTGGAAAAAGTATTGACTGGCGCCACCGAGCAAGATGTGTTAGATCACATTACACATTTCCGCACAGTATTTAAAGCCCGACCAGGTTGGGAGAAAGGAAGTCCTAAACGTGCAAACAACATTACAGAATACGAAAGTAAAGAGAAGAAAGCTGGCAAGGCAAATATGCCTGGTCATGTTAGAGCAAGTATTAATTGGAATACGCTCAAAAGAATGTACGGAGACAAATACTCCATGTCCATTACCGACGGACAAAAGGTAATTGTTTGTAAACTAAAACAAAATCCAATGGGCTTTACATCAGTTGCATATCCTGTAGACGAATTGCGTTTACCGCAATGGTTTAAAGATTTGCCATTTGACCATGAGGAAATGGAACAAACTATTATTGACAACAAATTAGGAAACCTTATTGGCGTACTAAATTGGGATATTCGTAGTACAGAAGAAAAGAATACGTTTAACAGTTTATTCGAGTTCTAATATGAAAATCATAATTGCAGGATATGGATTTGTTGGCAAGGCAGTACATAATGCTTTGAAGTCAAAGCATGAAGTTGTTATTGTCGATCCAAAGTACACAACAAATGAGATTCAGTATCATCATGATGCAGATGGGTTAATCATTTGTGTTAATACACCTACTGGAGAACATGGCATCATTGCAGAGCATATTTCCAATGTGTTAGATCAAACACCCGTCTTTATGCCTGTGCTGATTAAAAGCACAGTAACTCCAGGCGTTGTTGATGCATTTAAAGA